ACGTCCTGCTAATGCTGACATTATCGATAAGAGCGGTGGAGAACAATATTGCTGCCAACAGAAACGTCAGCTGGGCCAGGTAGTGCTTGAATAAATTCAGCGCCAGATCGCTCATAGCGATAGCGTGCTTGCATTTCATCCTTATAGTTTGGAACGTATAGTATTTGTGCAAGACGATTTGTCTCATACAAGTACACATCATTCCATAGGCGTAAAGCATCTCGAACGTTACTTGATCGAATCGTACGATCAACGTCACCTAAGATGCCTTCTACCCTAGTGCTAGGAGGAGTAAATGTAGGATCAGAAGATGCTAATTGCGTCTTTTTCTCAGCTGCATCACAACGATTGATTTGCGTAATAATCTTGTCATGAAACAATGAATCCGGTACAGAATTCATTGCTTCTTCAAGACGTGCATAATCACCAGCAGGGACACTAACAACGTAGTAACCCAAGTGATACCTGACTCTGCTTTTATCAAAAGTGGATAATTGCACTGCGCACCAGGCTTATCCATTCATTCTAAACTGTGTCAATAAAAAAGGCCCTGGGGCCTTAAACACGAATAAGATCTGCAGAAAAAACAGAATCCCAATCCACTCGTTTGATTTGTCTTAATTGCTCCAAACTGTGAAACCGTTCTCCAGAAAGTGACGTTTGGAGATCTTTAATATCTTTTGCTGTCTTCATGCCAATGCCCTTAATATGATCTGAAATCATTTGGGGTGTTGCTGCATTGATATTTAAACGAGTGTCGGTAGGAAACTTACGAGGTTCTTCACCAGACGCTGCATCTTTAACTTGAAGAGTTTTAACCTTTCTAGTTGCTTGATCGTCTTTTTCAATCTCTGTGTGATACACAGTAAAAATGCGACCGTCCTGGTCTTCAACCATGAACCAATCGCCATCATCCCACTGACTAACAACTTTAACTCTTGTGCCAGTTTTTTTATGCTGATATAGCATCGGGGCCAGTAATATTCACTGACCCCATATTACCCTAATTATCAATAACCAGGGTAGTTAGATGCAATCTTATAAGGAATGTACTGCTCGATGTCATCGTACTCCATAGCCACGTCAGGCTGGATGTAGCACAGTTCAACCAAGATGTAGCCGGTATTGCCAGCAGCCTTATCAGCATCAGAGATTGCCCAGCCACCATTGGTCGTGGTGGAGTTGGTAGCAGTCGTTGAGTAGACGCGATAGGTGGTGTCAGCAGTGATCTCTTTGTACTCAACACCAGAGGCGAGAGGGCAAAGACCATAACCAGCAGTACCAGCAACAATGCTGCCAGCGGCAGCTTCCAGGCTAGCTGCGTCAACCACACCTGATGCAGACTCAGGAGCGGTGGCAGTACCAGGAGCAAAGCTCACAACTTGAGTAGTACCAGAGGTCACCAGCTCAGAAGCGATGCGACCGTCACCCCAGCCAGAGGCAACCGAAATGGTTGCGCGATAGGCATAAGCAGGGATGGTCGTATCAGCCGTCACGGTCATGCCGGTGATATTGACGCGGGTGTCATCATTCTTGTAAGGGGAAGGAATGATAACGTCAGCGGTCGTAACGTAACCATCGCCAGTGGCGTTGGTAACAGGCACGTAGCCGCGTTGTTGGAAATAACGCCAACCAGGGGTGGCCAGAACAGAAGTCGGGCCAGCCTTGGAAGCATTATTTAAGGTGCCGCCAGTGGTACTGATATTTTGATACCAGCCGTTAAGCGGTTCCGCCATGTCGGCGGGATAGATCTTCTTAGCAGATAAATATGCCATTTACTTGAAAGTGTATGTGTGGACGTTAATTGTTATCAAACGACGCCGTCGTCAGAAACGAAGCTGAAGGAATTCGTGATGAAATCCTTATTCAAGACTTCAAATCCTGCGTACAGTTGCCAGATAAGAATGATGAACCTTGAGAAGTCATCGTTGTTGTTAATTAACACCTGAGCGTTAGGACCGCCGATGCCAATACCGATGGCTTGAGGACCAAAGAAGAAACCTTGTGCGACTTCTTCGTCAGCATAGTTAGCGCCATCATCGAAAGAAGCGTTAACAGTCTTGGTCGGGAAGTTCGTAGATTCGAAGAACTTGACGCCTTCAAATTGCACACCAGTCGGCATCACAGGCTCACCAGCCAGGAAGTAGCCCTGACCAGCCTGGGGACCCATATAGAAGCTGGTGTTGTTAGGCATCATGGGGTTAGCCATGTACATGCCTTGGCCGGGATTGCCGCTGTAGCGGGCGATCTCACGGAAGTCTTCGTCACGACGCAGATGCATCATGAACACGGGGTCACAGATGCAGCGATACAGACCGTCAGCAAATGTGGGCACGTTGCGCTTACGCAGATCCTTCACAACCTCCAGAAGGTCGGTGCGGACGGAGAACTGCTGCACCTGAGCGGTGTACTCAGCGCCGGTATAAGAAACGCGGCCTTGTGCGTCTTTTTCTTTGTCACCAGCAAAGTAGTAACCACCCTGAGTAGTGCTAGCTTTGCCCTGTGCTTCAGCTTTAGCAAGTTCGTCAATAAAGACGCGGTCACGCCAACGGCGGTAGTCATCCAACAGGGTCAAGCTGCCGATGCTCTGGTGGAACATGTTCAGGTTGCCCGTGTCAAGCAGCAGGCGCTGCGCGGTGATCAGGGTCTCCCGAGCAATTTTGAACGTAGAGGGCTGGGTAGGATCAGCCGGGTCTGCAGGGCCGGTGTACTCTTTCAGCACAACCAACACCTTCTCTTTTGTGATGTTGCGGCTGTTAGCAGTACCAATCGTTTGATCAGAGATACGCTCACGGCTATCCTTTGTGCCAGGCGACCCCCAAAACTTGTAGCGATCAAGCTGGACCGTTTGGCCAGGCTGGGAGGTGAAGTCGTGAACGACCACAGGCTCAACAGCCATTTCACAAATGTAAGCTGGATGCGGACGGTATAATTCCGCACCTAGGATTTTAGGAAAATCGTTGTCTAAAAACATCTTCTATCCTCTGGATATAAAGGTAAAAAGGATCTGGAGATTCGGTCTAAGCCTATCTACTATAAATTTTAGCAGTGACTTATTTTATACGTAACCTTGCATGCTGTAACGAGCACCCATGGTGTTATTTGAACCATAATTTTCTGGATCAATTCCCATCAAGTTTGCAACGCCGCCACCAATTTGACCGCCGACAGCACCACCTAAGGCAACTGTTCCAGCTGAAAGTGCTCCAGCAAGAGGAGGTGTTGCTTTTACTACTCGTTGAACATTCTTAATACCTCGAACTTTTTGTTCGTTGGGAATGCTCGGATCATTTGCAATTTGTTCTGCAACTACACGTCCACCGCCTTCTGCATTAGCTTTGCTATACATTTTTGAGCGTGCTGGAATTTGTGATCCAGCTAAGGCTCCCAAACCAGCTGCACCTAATGCTTCCAATGCAATACGGTCGCCTGGTTTATCAGAACCCACATTGCCTAGAGCAGAAAGGCCAGCGGCAGCAGCGCCGCCAGCCACAGCAGAACCTACAGGACTATTCGCAATTCCACGAATGTATTTACCTGCAAGCATGAGATCACTCCATTACGAATAATTTGTTAGCCATGACACGGGGATCAGCTTGGTTCACAATGCGCCAAGCTTGGGTCGGGTCATAATCCATCTGCTGCTTAAAGGCACCCCAGAAATCTTGAGGCTGCTGAGGAGCTTCCTGTTGCGGGGGAGCAGGCAGACCAGGGACGACAGAACCTTGCTGACCAACCGGAGCAGTCGGATAACCAGGGGTTTCCAGTTCCTGTTGAGATTCGTACACAGGGTACGGACCTTGAGGACCAAAGAATTCCAGAGTGTAATCACTCAGAACATCAGGATTGGTCAGGATTTCGTTGTACGCAAGATTCTCTTTGTGCTCATTAACAGCAAAACCTGCATAACCCATCAGAAGCTTTTGTGCTTGATCTCCCCAGGAGACAGCACTATCGAGCATTCCTTCCAGATTTAGAGCGTACTGGTTTAGAATCGCCGGAGCTTCCGTCCCGTAGTTCGCCACTACCATCCGGCTTTCCGGACTCCAATCCAGAACCTGGGCCACGTCCTCCAAGGAGCTGACCGAGTAGGTTTGGGAAGAGTTGGGCGAGGATGTCTGGCTTTGTTGCCAAGTCGGGGCTGCCGATGGAACCGAGGTCTGTTGGTACTGAGGAGGCACCTGAGACTCCCAGTTGCCCTGGGTATACGGACTCGCTGCCGGAGCCTGGACCGGTGATGGTGCTGCCTGGGATGGGGAGGTCTGCTGGCCCAGTAGACCCACCACCTGGCTGAAGGCCGACTCCCACGGATTCGCCTGGGGGGCTGCCGGGGAAGGGGGGACGAATGCTGACGGGTTTGATTGGTAATTGGGGGCTGCCTGAGGTGCTGCCTGGGGCACCGCCTGCGGGTAAGCCACCCCCGCTTGGCTCGTTTGAACCGGGGCTGATGGCTGGGGTGCTGCTGTTACGTAGCTGCTTGGGGCCACGGACGGTTGGCTCGTCTGTGGGATCGATTGGACGGTAGCGTCCTGCATAACTCATCTCCTTTTGTAATGCTTCAAGAGTTCGATACAGATAGGGAGTGAGGTCCAAGCGTGGATCTGCAGCCATTGGCAGGTCCGGCGCTTGTGGATGTGGGGTCTGCATCATTCCCGCAACCAACGAAGAGAACTTGTTATAAGCCCCTTGCAATTCACCGACCATTCTGAAGGGAAAGCCTGAAAGCATTTCCGCTCTTTCCTCATCCGTTTTGGATGGGAAAAGATACTTCAATGCTTCTATACTATCAACTCCAAGCTCTTGTAAGTTACGAACAACAATTGAATTGTTCAAAATATCTTGAGTTGATTCTTCATAAACAGGGCCTAACCAACGCCAATTAACAGTGACATCTCCGTCAGGAATTAAACCTTTAACACCAGGCGGAACCATCTGCGCTTGAATTAAAGCCTGCATCAACTGCTTCATTTGACCTTCAAACTGTCGCAACGCTTGTTGATAAGCAGCTTTTTCTTGCTCAGACGCAGTATCTGAAGGAGTTAACGGTTTCTCAATACCAGCAGCCAACGCTAAGGTATCTTTGAACATCGTTTCTTCCATGAAGATAATGAGTTCTAAACATCGGCAAATCCCATGTTCATAGATCGCATTCGCTTTCTTTTTACTTGTGGCCGCCACACGACCAAACAAACTTTTATACTCGGTAGCAGTAACACCTGCACTGATTGAGAGTTCATCTACACCACCTAAAGCTGTTCTAATCTCTTCTCGGAATTGTCTCACGAATGCGTTCTGATCACCAGAGATTGCATCGGGAACGATATAACCAACACGATCATTTGGTTCTAAGTTTGCAATAACTCGTGGCACTCGAATGCTGCCATCAATACTGCTGCGAGAGATAGGATCTTGTTTAAATGTAGAAGACGACATCGGCGACATACTACCAAAACCAGAGTTGGCTGCAATCGACGGACGCTGCACAGAACCATCACTTCCACTCTCAATCAAGTCAGTCTTAGGACGAGACGACAGCAGTGTGGGATTACCAAAGAACTGTAAGTTTTTACGCATGGTGCGTACCAGCTCATCATGCAAACAGATCTGACTAGAAAACTGATCAAACTCACCAGAGCCTTCCATTGAAAAGCCCTTTGGATTATTAAAAATCTCAACGCAAGGAATGTAACCTAATTCGTTTGGAAATTTATTTGACTTACCTGGAATTGTTGTTGTGATGTTTTCAAATGACATCTCACCATCAGAGTGAGTTTCTTCAATCTCTAATGGCTTGATTGAAAGTCGAATATATTTCTTGCGACCTGGCGTTTCTTTTGGCGCATAATTAGTGCCAGTGAGTTGCCCCATTTCAATGCCACCAAGGCCATTATCACCAACAGCAGCACCTGCATTTTGTTTTACTTTATAGCTATAAATAATGACGACTTCTTCTAGTTCGCCATCGACATTGTAATAAGAGCGATACTCGTAGTTACGAAAATAATAGAGACGATAATTGTTTTCAGTAGGTCGGATGTAGAAAAGTCCTTTCCCATCACATAAGAAATAATCCCAGATTGAATCAAGACGTGTATCTAGTTTGTTGTATTTGGCAACTTTCTTGATAAAGTCTCCGCGTTGCTGACCAAAGTTATCTTGCGACGGAAAGAACTCAACACCCTGGCGGATGCCAAACAATTTCATCTGAGCAATGTGTGACGAAACAATGCCACTATCGACTTCAGCATCGCCATTGCGCTCGATATAAGCGTCAATAATTTCCTTCAGGCGATTACTTGCTTCAGCCACTACTTCTTGCCCTTTTGTTTATACATCCTAGCAGCCTTGCCAGCCTTCTTAGCTTTATCTGTATTGGCTACAAACTGCTTGCCTTGCTTGGAACCAGCACGTTTTTTAGCATCAGTTTTATCTCGTTCTTCTGGTGACAACTTGGCCCATGCTTTCTTGGGAAGATAACGCTTTGTTGTACCGTCTGATTGTATTGCTTTGTCTGCCATGTTACGCTTCCGACTCTAGACATTCAGGATAAGTTTTTGTTTTAAATAGCTCATGAAGATCTTTGCGTACTTCATGGTATTGAGGCTGTTGAAAATAAGGATCAGCATAAAGCCGTTGAATAGCATTATGGTACTGAGAGCAGCTCATCATCCAAGCTAATAAATGAAACATAATTAATACCTAGGAACTGTAAACTCCAAAGGGATGGGTTTAGGTGGCTGATCTCTTGCGTATAAGAACGCACGTACAAGACTACTTGGATCTCCTAATCCCATCACTGTTGCACCTAAAGCTTTCAATGGTTTTCTGCCAGGAGTTAATAGCTCAGGATTTTCAAATTCATTAGCTAAATCATATGTATCGGTAACTGTATATGAATCTGGATTTCCTGTTACGTTATAACGTCCCAAGCTATATCGATATGGTGCTGCTTCACGTTCTCGATCTAATGGACGTATGCCACCAAAAGGTCCGCCTAACGTATCGATATAAGGAGCTAACATACCTGCTGCTCTATAAGAATTAACAGCTCGTGTTTCACCCGGTAAAATTTCTCCTGAATTTAAATTGACAGGAGTACCAATACCCAATCGTTTATTACGTTGAGCTTCTTCAATTGTGTTCCCGGTAAAATTCATAGGGCCTGAACTAATAGCTAGATCTACAGCACCTTTTTTAAAGTCATCTGGTAGCTCTAAATCCTTTCCACCCATACCAGTCATGTATCGGTAAGCAAGGTTTACATTTGGATCTAATCTATTTAAAATTTGTGGCTGAATAGGAACACCACCACCTGGCAACAGTCCGCCTGCAGCTTGATCTAATTTTCCCCAATTGTCTTTAAGAAACTTGCCTGCAATATTAAAGATAGGCATTATTTTTTCTCCTTATGTTTCTTGGCAGCAGCTGCTGCTTTCTTACCCTTTTCGTATTGATCTTTTGTTTGCCAATCTTCTTTACCCCACTTTTTAAGATCTTTTTGTTTACTGGATTGGCCACCTTTGTAGCCACCGCCTTTCTTTTTATATTCACTAGCAACAAGCTGGGCTTTGCGTGCAGACCACTGACCAGGCTTACCGCCTTTACTGCCAGCCATCACACGCTTTTTAATCGATTCACGTAAACCTGGCTTTGTATATTTTGAATCGTCTTGTGCCATTTAAAACTGCCTTCTTGTATTTACATTTGCAAAACCAGATCCTTTGCTCCCTGGAGAAGCAAAAACTGATGCTCTTGCATTACGAGGAACAGCAGCAGATCTAACATCACCCATTGTTTCCATTCGTTGTCCAGTGTGCTCTGGATCTTCATGCAATGGACCTGAATATTCAGTTGTAAAACCCTGCAAAGGATAGTCGGCACGTTTCTTGCCTTCCATCATTAAATTTAAATACTGTCCGGCTAAGTCCATTAGTACACATGCTTATTTGCAAAACCATTCTTCTGGGCCTCAGTCATATTGCCCAACGTACGAATAGCATCTAATTTATCAAACTGATTAATTTGTTGTTGAGGACTAACAGGATTAAACCGACTAAACGGCACCATGCGCATTAAACCAGCTTGACTTTCTTCTATTTGATGGCCTAAGCCACCAGTGTTTCCTAAGTTAGGATCTCCGCCTGAATATCTCATATACCAAGAAGAAACTTTTATTATTTTACTCGTTTAATTTTGAGTTTAATCTTTGGACAATGATACCGTCACCTTTAAGATCCCATGTCAACAAATCACCGATCTCCCAACCAAGTGTTTCAAGTACTTCTTCAGGGATTGGCATAAATAAATCGCCGTTGGAGTCTTCCTCTAACTCAATGTAATAGCTCATTTGGAAAGTAATCTTTCCACAAGTTTATCAAGCTTATCATTTATCTCGCGAAACTCTTTATCTAGTTTCTCCATCTCTCGTAAAAAGTCTTGTTTCAACACATACTCTAGAGGCATTCGATCAATACGATCTTCTAAAGCACGCATTCTTCCAAAGACTTTGCTGGCAAACCAGCCGCCACCAGAAACAACGGCGACACCTAAAGCAATAAACTGTTCCATCTTAAAAGTCAAGTTGTAGTTTGCCGCGTTTCATTAAACCGTTAACAAGCCAAACCAAGGCATCTACACAATCATCATGACTGCTAACACCAAAGTTAGTTAGCTCTTCAAATAGTGTGGTGAAGTTTCTATACCTGTTAAAGATTATTTTACGATCCTCAAACATTCCCATGATGCCTCTAAAGCGTGCCAACTTATCTGCACGGAAACCTTTGACAGGATGCCAAATTAAGTTATATAAGTTCTCTTGGTTTAAACACACACGTTTAAAGTCAGCTTCTAAAGAAGCCTGGTACTGAACAGCCTCAGACCAAATGTCACACGTCGAATAAGTTGGGAACCAAATGCCATTCTCTTGCTTGCCGATCACTGACCAGTCATGCAACAGTTCTTTCATAGCGTCTAGTTTTTCTAAATTACCCATTACTCTTAGACGCCTGTAGTCAATGATGTGGATCTTGTCTCCGATCCGACCGCCTAGTACCATGACCGTATAGTCGTTCTTTTCTTTGGTGCCAGCAGACAGGTCTACGCCTACTCCTAAACAATCAAACTCAGTTGCGATCTCGGCTTTAACCAATAGCTCTGGTGCCAATGACAGTTCGTTCTGTCTGACAATCTGATTCATGTATTGAAACGAAAAAGCAATTGGCGCTTGTCGTTTCTTTTCTTTCAAATAATCCAAACTCCACATTTCAGGCCAATATGATTCTTCCTCCCCGGTCTCCTCGTTATTTAAAATCGCTGATAACACAATTTGCGTCCAGTTGTTATTCGGACAGAATGTTGTTGCATGAATATCATCGTGTCGGAATCGCGTACCCAAACAAATCGCACGGCCCCCTTCAAACATGGTTGGAGCGATCACCGCATTCCAGTTATCTTGCATCATCTTCCGGATGTCCGGATTACCAATATCAGCGGCAGACTTCACAGGGTCATCAATAATAACTAACTGCGAACGTTTGGATGTCACTGATCCTTTGAGACCAGCGGCGCATAAAGTAAATTGTTCTTCGCCTGTTGTATCAATACCAGCAAACTTATGGTCAATTGACCAGTACTCATTGCTTGTAACGTTCTTGAGCAGCTTAACGGTAGGGAAAACGTCTTGGTATTTTTTAGATTCAATAATTCGTTTAATTGTTGCTGACTTAGATCGTGCGATATCAACCGTATAACTAAGGTAAAGGATCTGTAGCGGCTTTTTAGCTGCTGTATGGATACCAATAGCCCATGCTGTGAACAAACCCAGCACAGTCGATTTAGCTGATCCCCTAGGACCAAGTAAATCAATATTAGGTCCAGCAATTTTTAACAGACAAGAGCTATCGTTATTAGTTACTAATTGACGATGCCAATCTTGATGATGCCCTGCTGGTGGTTTATCAGCTACATATTCACAAAAAAAGCCAAAGTCTTCTCTGGCTTTCTCTAAAAGATGTTCATCTTTACTCTTGCGTACCCTGTGATTTGCAGCAGCTGCTTGAGCATTACGACGATACGCTAAGTGAAGATGTGATGGCACTACTTCTTATCTTTATCTTTTTGCAGCTTAGCAGCTTTTACAGCTTTCTTGGCTTTACCTTTATCCAGCGATTCTTGATCCTGCTGGTCCTTCTTGTTGTCTTCCTCTGAGTTGTCCTGGTTCTTCTTGTTCTTCTTCTGGAAGTGTTCCAGGAGTTGGGGCGGCATTTTGTTCTTGGCCATTTAAATACTTACCAGCTATAGGTAATCCAGTCTGTTCATCCATATTAGGACGAGCAGACTCTTTATTACCTAGAAGATCTTGCAGAGGTGTATGGCCAGGAGACATCTTACGATTGCGATTTAAATCAGCAACCATGTGTCCTGCACTTCTTGAAGTAAATCCAAATCCTTCAGGTTGCATGACTAATCCTCTTCATATTGAATTCTAGCCCAGACACTCATCGAAGCTTCATGCAATGGTCCTTCAATAGGATCATCACGGAAGATAGAAATAATCTCACGCATTGCTCTATCAGCACCAGCCATCAAGAGTCCTTTACGGTCACGCGAAGAAACAAAAGACTCAACCTGGGCGATAGTGGAACGCAATTCCTTTTGCATAGCAGCAATGCGAGCCACACCGGAATCACGCTTGACAGCATAGTTTTCAATATCCTCACGCAGTTTACGTATATCTTCTTGCATCTCCTGAATTTCATTAAGGAGTATTGCAAGATGATCTGGCTTTTCATATGCCAGGCCAAACCAAGCATCACAGGAAGTGATTGTACCTGAATAGCCTAAGAACCTAGCATATAAAAATACCTGGATCAAAGAATACGTATCACTAGCAAAAGATAAGAAAGATTCTTTCGTTGCTGTATCTAAATTGTCTAGCCAGTGTTCAAAGACTTTGGCTTCAAGCTCAGAAAGTGTAAGCGTCCCTTGCTTGCTTGTAGTCCCTTTGCTCATCGCTTTCGCGGAAGTCCTGGGCTTGACGTGCGGAAGTTCGTTGTTCTTCTGCGCCTTTGCCAATCGTTCGTCTTTCTTGATCACCAGCGTCCTCCATTTTCTTCTTACTAAACTCGTAGGCTACTCCAGCAGCATCACGGTATTTTTGTAGGTCAAACCAATCATCTGACGACTCATCATAATCGCCACCGGTTCCGACACCACCTGTGCTACTGGTCATTTTATTAACCTGTTGAGTTTAGATCAGAAGTTGCTCATCATGGAAGCTAAACCACCAGCGTAGATGTCACGACGACCTTCAACGGACTTCTGACGTTGCTGACGCTTTTTGGAAGTGGTAAGACGATCTAACAGAGCCTGAAAGCTGGTAAGGTCAACTGTAGGTTCTGACCCGTAGTCACCGCCCGTTCCGGTTCCACCAGTAGTAGTCATTTGAAAAGTTAATCACTTTAATAAATATATTACTTGAACCTAACTCCAGAAGCCAGCCATCAATGATCCATAGATCTGACCTTCCTTCGCCCTAGCAGCTTTGAACTTCTCAAAGTCAGATTGAATATTTGCACGTTCAACGTCATACTCACCTTGCAGTTGTACACGCTCAGATGCATACGCACCTTGAATATCTGCTACATCTGTTAGACCTGTATTTACAATTGCTTGAAGATCAACAGCACCTTGGTTTTTTAAACCTTGGACAGCTAAATTATTTTCAGCTTCAACATCAGCAATATATTTTCTCCAACGTTCTTGAGAATCAGATTGATACTGTGCAATATCTAAACTGCGATCAGCTGTGTATTTAGTGCCTTCAAGATTTAATTCATTAGCGTAATCATTTGAATCTGAAATTAATTCTTGAACAAGAACATTACTTGCACCATAAGAATCAGCAACAGCTACACCATAACTACCTTGAATGTGGGCTAGTGTCTCTTGGCCAAGTTGTTCAAACATGGCTGGCGTCATGCCAGGGCCTAAGTCACCGTAGTATTTATCGATGTCCCAACCGTTGGGGCCTGTACTACCTCCGCCACCGCCACTAGAAGGCGCAACTCCACCGCCACCAAACTTTTCAGTCTTAGCAGCACTATCATAAGCACCCTGACCTACCGTTCCCTTAAAACCTTTTTTACCTTGTGAAGCGTATTCTAAAAACTTTTGAGCATCACTAGCTGATCCACCAGCATCTCTAAACTTTTTAATATCTCCTCTAGAGATTCTTCCATCGCCGCCGTATTCATTAATGAAATCACCGTAACCCATTGTTCTTACGCAAGAAGTTTAGAGGAATCGTCCCTGAGATAGGGTCTACCAAATACATTATAAGTGCCTGTTTTATTACCTTCAGGATCACGAATAGCTGTACCGTAATAAGCCTGTGCAGCTTGCTCGTAATTGTTAAGAGGCCCTTTAGCAGCACCTTCTAAAGTATTAGCAAGGCGTGAATTCATAAAGCTAGCAAATTGCATTGGGCTCTTATTCATGCCCATACTGTTTGCTAAGTTTTTATAATATCGTTCTTCTTTTGCTGTAGGACCACGATAGAAGTTGGTTGCAAAAGCATCTCCTAGAATATTGCTTTGTTTTTTGCTGCCAACTTCTGCATTCAGTAGTTTCGCAAAGTCATCAGTACTATAAAATTCACTAGTAGGAGAAAGCTTACTGGCCATAAAATTCATGGCCGAGAACGGATCTAAGTTCTCTGATTGAACTGCATCATTAATAATGTCAAAAGTATTTGTTGCTCGCTTGCTATCTTTGTAATCTTCTTCTGTGTCAAAAAAAACGTTTAGAGCATAGTCTTCTAAAAACTTACTGCCTGGTGTTTCATAACCAAGAAGCTTATCTAAAATATCACTTTGTTGTGCATTAATATCTCCTGCACTAATACCACCTCCTCCACCACCACTACCTCCTAATAAATTACTAGCTGCACTACCAATGCCACCTCCAATTGCTGCACCTGCAGGACCACCAATAGCACCGCCAATAATCGTACCAGCGGGGCCTGCGATCTTACCGATAAAATCCCCGAATGACATTACTCAGCTCCTAGTTTTACTATCATCGCATTGGCAAACTCAAACTCCATAAGCCATAGCACTTGCCCGTGCAATTGCCATCGGATTCATGCGTCCTGCCATTGCAACTTTAAAAGCTTGTGCATTACCTTCCCTAGCCAAA